AGATGCTCTGAATATGAAGATCTATAAACTGAATCTTCGCAATACAAAAGACATAAAAGTTGCATCTGATGAAAATGCCGCAAAAGCTACAGCGAAACTTGTTCGCGATAAACAGTTCAAACAAGATTTGTCAGATTCTATACGAGCTGCAAAAACTTCAATGCGACGACCTGGTCAACAAAAAACTATTATCACAAGCACAAAATATTTTGTACAAAGATCCGTCTAAGCTTACGAATAAAGAAAAAGTATCTTTGTATAAGGCATTGAATCTTACGCTTACTTTTCATGATAAACCAAACTTAGGAGTTCAAGATAAATTCTATGGAGAACTCAAAAAGCAAGGATATGGAGCTTTGATAGATGTAAACGATCAGCAATTTTCGTCATATCATGCTAAGCGTCCGATGATTATATTCGATACTTCGAGTACTAAAGTTAAAAACTCTAATGAAATATCGGATGAAGAAATTAATAATCTTTATCGAAAATATAACACTGAACGAATCATTAAAGAGATTGGTCATCAGTCTATTAATTTCCTGCCGGATATGATTTCTAATATGAATTACAACTTTGAACATGAAAGAATAGAACAACAAGAGCGTAGTAGGCCAAGTAGTGTGAGCAGTAGATAATGGAAATTTTAAGTTGGAGGAAAGAAATGATTAACTTTGATGAAAGAGCAGTTGAAATTGCAAAGGACTACATCATGGAGCATCTGGATAAATCTGATCCGATGCCAGACTTTACGGTGTTTACAGTCTGGAAGTGCAAGACCTTGCAGAACTGGAAGTACCTGCTTAGCTCCACTCTTTTTGATGGTATGTACTATGAGCTGACCTATAACGGGGACGACCACGAGTGGTATCTGGATGCCTACAAGAAGTTTCAGAATGTAGTGGTAAAAGAGAACTGAAAAATTTAACCAAGAATCTGAAGTAGTATTTATGATTTCGTATCCGATTTCATAAATGCTGCTTTTGAGAAAATTAAGTATTGTGGGAGGCACAATGGCAACAGTGTTTCAAAGGCTTCGATCTGGATGGAATGCCTTTATGGGTAGAGATCCGACGGAAGAAAAAATTCAGCAGTTTGTACAATCAGGTTATGCTTATTCCTCGCGTCCAGATAGATTCCACGGGCGACTCACGAGTGCAAAAGCTGTAGTAGCTAAAGTTCTTAACCGAATTGCTCTTGACACGGCAATGATTGATATTGTTCATGCAAGAGTTAATGAAGAAGGGGATTACACTGAAACAATTAAAGATGGCTTGAATGAATGCTTGACACTTTCAGCTAATTTGGATCAGACTGGAATGCTTTTTAAACAAGATGCAATTCAATCGATGTTTGACGAGGGATGCATAGCACTTGTTCCAATTAATACAAGCAGTGATCCAACGACTGATAGTGACTCGTATGACATTCTTTCCATGCGTGTAGGAAGAATCGAGTCTTGGTACCCAACTGAAGTTCGTGTAGAAGTCTATAACGAACTTAATGGTAAGCATGAGTATCTTATGATGCCTAAGAAGGCAGTTGCTATTGTTGAGAATCCATTCTATTCAGTAATGAATGAACCAAATTCAACTCTGCAGAACCTTCTTAGAACAATTCAGAGGCTTGATGCTTATAATGCGCAAAATGTTTCTGGAAAGCTCGATCTGATTATTCAATTACCTTACGTAATTAAGTCCGAACAAAAACGTAAAGAAGCTGATAACAGGCGTCAAGATCTTATTGACCAGTTAACGGGATCACCTCTTGGTGTAGGTTATATCGATGGAACCGAAAAAGTTGTGCAGCTGAATCGGTCTCTTGAGAATAACTTATGGCAGCAGGTGAAGGACTTAACAACGCAACTTTACAATGAGTTTGGACTTACGCAAGCAATAATTGATGGCACAGCTGATGAACAAACATATATAAATTATTTCGATCATACTATATCTCCAATCTGCGCTGCCCTTTGCGATGAAATGACTCGCAAGTTCTTATCTCAGACAGCAAGAACACAAGGACAAAGAATTGTCTTCTTTAGAGATCCGTTTAAACTTGTTCCTGTATCTCAGCTCGCTGATATTGCAGACAAAATGAGACGCAATGAAATCATGACAGCAAACGAGATCAGATCAAAGATTGGTTTGAAACCCTCTAAAGAGCAGTCTGCTACAGAGCTTAGAAATCCAAATCTAAACAAGTCAACCGAAGAAATAAAACAGGAAGCTGATTCTTTACCTGATCAAAATGAACATGCTTCAGGGCGTGGAGATTTGGTAGATATGGTACTTAACAATCAAATAGGAGGTTAAATCGTATGCCAAATAAGGGTTACGATTTCGCCGGATATGCAACAAAGAATGACATTCGTTGCACTGATGGAACTGTAATTAGACGTGGTTGCTTCCATGACATGGATGGTAAGACCGTTCCTCTCGTGTGGCAGCATCAGCACAATTCAGTTGGAGAGGTACTTGGCCACGCTGTGTGTGAGGAAAGACCTGATGGTTTGTATGTCTATGCATATTGCAATGACACTCCGAATGGTCGTAACGCCAAAGAAGCAGTTCGTCATGGAGACGTGAATGCATTCTCTATCTGGGCGAATAATATTAAGCGCAAAGGTTCTGACATTCTTCACGGAGTAATTCGTGAGGTGTCACTTGTTCTCGCAGGAGCTGATCGTACTGCAGTGGTTGATACGATTGCCCACGGAGATATGGACTATGACGAGATTGAGCATTCCTTTGAGATCGGAGAAGGCGAAGCTGAAATCGCATTTCTCGGTGGGTATGGCGACATCATAGTTCATGAAGATTCTGAAGCTTCTGGCGATGATAAGTCAGATGCGAAGGATGATGAGAAAACTGTTCAGGATGTTCTTGATACGTTTACTCCGGAGCAGAGAGATGTCCTTAACTATATCGTTGGCAAAGCAATTGAGGATACCAAGAAGGAACTCACTGACAATACCGAGGATAAAGCTGAGGACGACAAATCTGAAGACGATCGTATTAAGCACGCCGAGGAAAATAATAAGGAGGATACGATGACTCAGGATACTACTAAGAAGAGTGCTCCCGAGAATGAGGAAACTATTCAGGACGTTCTCGATACATTCAATGAAAAGCAGAGACTTGTTCTGAATTACATTGTAGGTAAGGCAGTTGAGGATGCCAAGAAAGGAAAGACATCTGAGTCCGATGAGGATGACACAGATGCTACAGACGATGAGTCTGAAAACGATAATACTGAATCCAATGAGGAGGATAAGAAATTGAAGCATAACGCATTTGACACTTATGGCGAGACTGGCCATTCCGAGCAGCGCGAGTTCATTTCCCATGATCAGTTCCAGGAGCTTCTGCATGATGCCAAGACTCTTGGTGGTGGTTCTCTAAAGGAGGCATACTCTGCTGCGATTGAGAGCGGAGCTATTGCTCATACTGATGGGTATCCGAATGGTACTCCCGGAACTGACTATGGCATTAAGGATATTGACTACATGTTCCCTGATGCCAAGGCTATCAATCCTCAGCCTGACTTTATCACTCGCAACATGGACTGGGTGGATGTGGTTCTGAATACTGTTCATCGTACTCCGTTTGCTCGCGTTAAGTCCATTCACGCTAACATTACCGAGGAGGAGGCAAGAGCTAGAGGTTATCTGAAGGGTAAGTATAAGAAGGAAGAGGTCTTCACGATGCTGAAGCGTGCAACCTACCCTCAGACGATTTACAAGAAGCAGAGAATTGATAAGGATGACATTGATGATATTACCGATTTCGACATCCTTGTTTGGCTGAAGGGTGAGATGCAGATGATGCTTCGTGAGGAGGTTGCTCGTGCCATTCTGATTGGTGATGGCAGAGAGACTTCTGATGATGACAAGATCCATGAGGCTAACATCCGTCCTGTGGCATTTGACGATGATCTCTACACCATTAAGTTCCCGGTTGAGGTCTCCGCGAACGCAACTGATGACGAGAAGGCAAAGGCTCTTCTGAAGGCTCAGCTTAAGGCTCGTAAGCTGTACAAGGGTTCTGGCAACATGACCTTCTTCACCACTGAGGACAATCTTACCAATGTTCTGCTTCTTGAGAATGGCATCGGTGAGCGGATGTACAAGTCTGAGGCTGAGGTTGCAACTGCAATGAGAGTTGCAAAGATCCAGACTGTTGAGCCGATGACTGGTCTTAAGATCGAGATCCCTGACAGCACTGGTAGCACCAAGACTAAGTATGACGTTGCTGGTGTTAGTGTTAACCTTCAGGATTACAACGTTGGTACCAATGGTGGAGCTAAGACCGATTTCTTCGATGACTTCGATCTCGATACGAACAGCAAGATCTGCCTGTATGAGACCAGACTGTCTGGTGCTTCGGTGAAGCCTTATAGCGCAGTGACGTTCTACTTCAAGCCCACTGCAGCTAAGCCTACTTCTGGTTCGTCCACTAGCGGAACCTGAGATTAGTTTAAACTAATCTAAAGTAAAGTATGCTCAAAATGGAGGTTATTAACATGGTTTGGTATGGCAAGATTGCTTATGTCGAACAGGTTGAAACTGAGCCGGACGTATGGGAGAGCAAACCAGTAGAACATGACTACTTTGGGAACCTCTTAAAGAACTACAAGTCTAATCAAGAGCCAAATAGTATCAACCAGAACATAAAACTTAACAACCAACTAAGTGTTGTCGCTGATCCTTATCTACTTAATAACTTCCATAAAATTTTATACATAACCTTCGGCGGTGGGAAATGGCGTGTGTCAAGCGTTGATGTTCAGCCGCCAAGGTTAATTTTGACTTTTGGCGAAGTCTACAAGGATGAAGAGGCAGCGGTATGAGATGAGGGACAGATTGGAACTATCCAAGAAGTTACACACTATCTGTGACCATATCTATTTCCAACCCGGATCTAATACTACAATGGCTTATCCTTGTATTAGATACGGGTTTAATGGGCCATTTGATATGAAAGCTGATAATGGTAATTTCGTAACTTATGGTCGATATTCGATAATAAACATCTATAAAAGCCCAACCAGTAAATTGTTTGATGCGCTACGAGAAACTTTTAAATATATTACTTGGGACAGACAATATATTGCAGACGGCCTTTATCACGATGTTTATACACTATACTTTTAAGAAATGAAAACTCTAGATAAATACATTATTGCAGCAACGCTCTACATTATCTTTTGGAGCGTTGCTTTCTTTATTTCATGGCTGATTAAAGGCGAAGAACCATCCGTACTTGAGGGATGTATCTTAGCACCAGGAGTTGTTGAACTTGTTTGCGGAGCAATCATTCAGCACGGAAAGAATCATGAGGAAATGAAAGATGGACAAAGAGACATTTCTGAGGAAACTGACGAGTAGAAAATTTTGGGTGGCACTTGTTGCCTTTGTTTCCGCATTACTTACAGCGTTTCACGTAAGTGAGGGATCTATTGCGCAGGTAACATCCATTATTATGGCATTCGGATCACTTCTTATTTATATGTTAGCAGAGTCTGCAACTGATGTTGCAAGTCTTAATAATAAGAAATCTGAGGAGGCAGTGGATGACGACACAACAGACAATTGAAGCTGCTATCTCCTGGATGGAGAAAACGGCAAGAGACAATTCTCATGGATATTCCCAGGTACATCGTTGGGGACCTGACTATGATTGTTCTTCGGCAGTCATTACAGCATGGCAGACAAATGGTGTTCCTGTAAAGGCAAACGGCGCTTCTTATACTGGCAATATGCTTGGTGTATTTAAGAAGTGTGGGTTTAAGGATGTAACTGCAGAAGTTGATTTAAAGACTGGAAAAGGTCTTCAAAGAGGTGACGTTCTTTTAAATCTGAAACATCACACGGCAATGTTCTGTGGCAATGGAAAAGAAGTGGAAGCATCCATTGATGAGCGTGGAACCGTTGTGGGAAGACTTACTGGAGATCAGACTGGAAAAGAGTTTCTCATTAGGAATTACAGAAACTATCCCTGGAACAAGGTCTTGCGATATGTTGGAACTACGACGCAGCCAACGACAACCAAACCGGTAGCAGGAAAGACTTATAAAGATGCCTCTGCAAAATTTGGAAAACGGTTTAAGGTTTCTTGCAGCTCCTTAATGCTTCGTTCTGATGGAAAGATGGGTGCAAGCATTATTAGTGTTCTTCATAAGAATGATGTTGTTACTTGGTATGGGTACTACAAGTACGACACAGAAGGCAATACTTGGCTGTATGTCGTAACAGATAAGGGTACGGGTTATGCTTGTAAGAAAGAAGGAACTAAAACCTATCTTTCTGCACTCAAAAATTGAGGCTTAGAGGAATCCAATGGTTAAAGTATTTATATCACAGCCAATGGGCAGCAGGTCCGATGAAGTGATTATTGCAGAACGCAATGCAATCACGCAAGAATTAAACACAATGATACCTGATGACGATGTTGTGATAGTCGATAGTTTCTTTAGACAAGCCCCGCATCATGCTAATCCATTATGGTTTTTAGCAAAATCGCTTGAACTGTTATCCACAGCTGATGCAGCTTATTTTGCAGATCATTGGAACGAGCATCGTGGCTGCAAGATTGAGCATGATGCTTGCAAATATTACAATATTAAGATACTTCACGATTGATTCTCAAAATAAATGAAAAGAGGTGATCAACAGAGATGAGTGCAAAAGTATCTGGAACTACGATTAGTCTAACCCGTGGCGACTCTTTGATCATCCAAATTTCTGTTAATCAACAAGGGCACCACAAGATCAATGGAATTGGAGTGTGACAATTATGGCAATAACACAGAAACATACAATAGATATACAACCGGGGATCAGTGCTCCTACTGTAGTTCATTGCTCATGTGGAGACTTTGATTCTGTCATTTCATTTGAAGTGATGAATGGTGGAGAATTATTTGACTGTTCTTCTTATGTCTGTTCTGTGCATGGCGTTCGATCAGATGGAGCAAATTGGGGTCCTTTCCCAGTAACAGTTTCTGGATCAACAG